CCGAAGCGGATTCTCGTAGACCTCTCCACTGTCGGTAAGTTCTTTACCATTTATATAACACTTGATTTTATTTACACGAATAATTAGTTTGCATACAAGAGACCGGCCATACCATTTTGTATACGTAGTATGTTATAGTTGACTGCGTATATGGGATCCATTATGTCTAGGGATTCGCTCATAATCTTGGCTGAGTTGAGGCGGCTAAAATTGAGAGTTCCCGTGGGCTGATAGGAGCTGGTCATGAGGCAGAAGCAATACAGGAAAAAGTCGGGTGAGGTTACAAAGTTGGTGTGATAGTAGTTCATGACGTCGATAAAGTGTGGCTGACTCCACCTATAGTTACCAACATCTAGACCGTTTATGGTGAGTTTAATTCTATTCGATGGCGAAGTTAGGGAGCTTACAACGGATGTATTTGATGATGCGAGATACTTCACCGGGTGATTGAATGTGAGTTCTTGGATTCTGTTTTGGGACGGAATATTCTTTTGAACTTGGGTGATGAGGATATCGTGGGTCTTTGTGGAAATTTGCGCACGTTCTTGATTATCCAGGTAATAATAGTTTGCAAAGCATTCTATGTTATAGGCGGACGCGTTTGGTCCCCAGTAGATGCGCAATTCTACGTTGTGATAGTTGAGGGCCACAAGGGGAATGGCGCACTGCGCACTCTCACAGAAGAAGAAGCGGAGGGGGTAAAAGTAGGAGGAAGAGCTCGTACCGGGGTGTGATCCCATGGCACTCTTAGAGACGTTTTGGGCGAATGTATCTATGGCAATTTTCTCACTGAAAATAGAATCTTGGGAATCTACGACAGATCCACCTATGAGGAGTTCAACCTTATCTACTAGGGTTCTCCAGTCGTCGATAGATTGGGCTTGACTTGAATCGTCTGCGGCGAAGTACACGTATCCGAGGAGATCCCCAGACCGTTCAAAATTTACACTGGACATTGAATTACTTTTCACTGCTCCAAGAATTGTTTGTTTTTCGATGGACTGTGAAAAGTTAGCATGTCTTTTGAATTGTGAACTAAAGAAGGATATTTCGGGGTTACCCATGATATATTCATCCTGGGCACCTATAGCAATCAATTGAACAACACCAGCGGACATGGTATACTACTCTATGGGAAGAAAATTACAGGTTGGGTTTCCTACACACAAAACGGAGGACTAAATAGTTATCTTCGATTGGATTTGGTGGTTCAATGAGAACACCATCTTGATTCCGGATATTAATTGTTAAACGACTGATGGTTCGAATTGGATTTATATACTGTGTGGCGATTGGGTAATCATCTCTGAAGCTGATGAGTCCACTGTCATCCGCCGTGACAATGCTAGCGAATGAGTTTCGCACCACACTCATAGTGGCTTGACCTGTGAGAACGTTTGAGGCTCGATCCGAGAAAATAGAGTCCAATTCTTCAATCGAAACATAGCAGTGACCTGTTCCATTGACAGGTGCAATTGTATTAATTCTCGCAGCCAAAAGTCTGGCCTGAACAACATTGTGGAGGGGTTGGTTCAAAAAACACGTAAAAGTGTTCGCCGCAGTTTGACCAATTGTATCAACTGTAATGGTATGATATTCGTAGTTGAGGTCGGGAATCATTTCAGTTGGCGACGTGATGAGAGCCATTTATAGTTAGCTTAGATTAAAGATCCACCGATTCCATCCTCGATCGCATACCCAGCATGTTCACCAACAAGTTTTTGGGCACCACAGAGTCCACCGGGTGTGAGGCTCTTGGTGTAGGGGCTGTCTTCCTTACCCGACCCTGGGACACAATCCATGCGATTTTCAAGATCGAAGAGGGACTTATCGTTCACAACCTTGATTGTGATTGGTTTGGGCTGATAACGACTTTTGCTCATGAGACCAAAAATTACGACGACATAAAATAAAATCACAATGGTGATGAGGAACTTTCGGTCAGTTTTATTGAACTGGAACATTTATAATGTATCAACATTTTTTATAAACTGCGTTAAAGGTAATTTTTTTAGTTTCTACATAAAGAGTAGATGGATGAAGAAATAATCATCGACCGCGGACAACCCAATATTATGAAATTGGATGCTGATGAACAGGCCCTGATGGATGAGATTGAAATTTCCGCCCCCCGTCCCCAGCCTGTACCTAGACCTGCTCCCTATAGACCCCAACGACCTGTGCACCAAGAACAGGAGACGATGGACGCCTTTGTAAACCCCAATAAGCAAACGGCCCCACGGCAACCTATGCAGGAGGAGGAGATTGATTACGGTGAGAATTTTTATGACGACGACGAGCCCCAAATGGGGGAGGGTCCCCAGGAAGATCAACCTTCTAAGGGGTACACCTCCGTGGACGAAGAGAAGTCTGATCTTATCAACAAGTTGGCACGCCTCGAGAAGAAGGGGTTCTCCGTGAACAAGCGCCTGAATGCCTATTCCAGTGTGGAAGAGTTGAGGGCTGAGGTTAAGAGGATCACTTACAGCATTGATGTGGAGCAATCCATTCGTTTCTCTAGACGAATGCTGGTGGCGTGTGTGACTGGCCTCGAGTTCCTCAACAAGAGGTACAACCCCTTCGAGATTCAATTGGAGGGGTGGTCTGAGTCCGTGATGGAGAATGTTGACGACTATGATGGTGTATTTGAGGAACTCTACGTCAAGTATCGCTCAAAGGTCAGCGTAGCCCCAGAGGTTAAGCTCATCATGATGTTGGGTGGTTCGGCGATGATGTTCCATCTGACCAACTCTATGTTCAAGTCGGTGATGCCCAACATGAATGATGTGATGAAGCAGAATCCAGACCTAGTCAAGAATATGATGAGTGCTGTACAGAACACGACACGAAACCCTGGGGGTCCAGCGACAGAGGCCCCAGTTGGCGGGACTGGGCAGTATGAAATGCAGGGCCCAGGTCTAGACATTTCCAGTTTGATGGGTGGTATCATGATGCCACCCCCACCCCCGATGAACACCACACCACCTACGATCCAAGAAGAGGAGGACGTCTCCGATATCATGTCAATCTCTGGTGAATCCACTGGCGGTGAAATTAAGGAAGTCAACGTCGAGGGTTCCAAGCCAAAGAGGACTAGACGAAAAAAGAAGACTGAAATTAATCTCTAAATACTATATAAATGATAGCGTACTGTCCGCTGGAGGAACTTGAACCTCCCGTCCGACAACAACCGAAAGTTGTCGAAGAACCAGAGGAGGTCCCCCCTCCAGTTGGTTACGAAGAAACTGAAATGAATTACGTCATCATGGGCTTCATTGTCGGCGTGATTGTTCTCGCCGTCTCTGATTCCATCAGGGCATAAATGTAATAAATCTACCGAGGGGTTTTCCCCTAAAGTAAATTTAGTAATTGAATGTTGCGTGTGTAAAGGTACCACTCTTTATGCTTGTTAGTTTACCACCGGTCGATGATATGAGTTCGACAAAGATGTCAAATTTATATTTCCGCGGGGTCCCCAAATTGGTCAAAAAGAGGGGTTGAATTGTGATTGAATTTTCAGTGGTAGTTACTGAAGAACTCCACGGGTAGGCGGTTCCCACGTTTCCAAAAATATTTTTGGTACCGATTGTTATAACCGAACCTGGTGTTGTCTCGTCACTCGTACCACCATTTATTTCAAGAATTAGGGTGCTCATGTTGTCCTTGTCTTCATCATATTCTCTCAAAGAAGCTACAATTTTCGCATAGAATGCACCATTTCCAAAGTTTAGAGTCTTCGTATTATTCCCGCTTGGAGAACTCTGCACTATTACATTTGAGTACCTCTTACAAGCCACCTGCTTAGAGTTAGTGATCATACCACCACCAACATGGAGATCTGTTTGTGCGAGTGACCCCTCTAGACCGATAGCGACCTGTTCACCAAGATCGATAATTCCCTTGATAACGAGATCCCCAGAGACTTCAACGTTACTTTCTAAGAACATTTCCCCAGAATGTGGGGTAACGTACACATTACCCGATACATCGCCATGTATGTCCGATGTCCCCGCGGTCGTCTTGAGTTGAATGACGGCGTTACTGGTGGAGTGTTCAACTCGGGCCGTACCATCGTAGACGTGGAACTTTTCGGTTGGTGCCGAAGTCCCTACACCCACGTTACTGGTGTGTATGACGTGGAGGCCATCACTTTCTGCGCCATTGTTTACACCACCCAAGACTGTGCCATGTATACTTCCAGAACTGAACCCCCTTAGGTACCCACCATAGTTGGTGTTTGTATTGAGCAGGATACCAGTCTTTGTATTGGTCCCAGGGCTCTCAAGTTTAAGGACATCGATATCTGTCGTGACCCCCGAGTATATGTGTACATTTGTGGAGGGTGAGCTTGTACCGAAACCTATGAGACCCTCGTGTGTGAAGCGTAAAAACTCTGCCGCGCTCCCACCGGTTCTGTTACGGAATGTCAGGTCGGTATCTTCTACTGTCTCTATGATACCGCGGGATGGTGTTGTACTCGTGGAGAATATATCCATCGAACCTGTGATGATTTTCTGATCCTGGGGAAACTCGAAACCACCGTTGATGAAGAGCTTTGAGTTTCCACCTGGGTCGGTGGAGGTACCTATGAGCACCCGATCTTCATTGATGGTCAAAAGGCTGGACACACCCGTGCCATTCGTAATGGCTTCTTCAACTTGAGACTGACTTAAACCAGCTGAATCATATGTCTGGAATTCATGGAGTGGAGCGATACTTCTAATTCTATCTGGACCACCAGCACCCGTAGTTTCATTACCTTTGAAAATTACAAGTTCAGATTTACCATCGATATTATATTGTCTCTCCCGAATAAATGTATTTGAAAATTGATCTGTATCGACACCACCAAATGTAAGTTGATGTCCCAAAACGACATTTCCATCTACTTCAAGTTTACCACGGGGTACATCTGTACCTATCCCAATGTTACGTGTACTTCCATCTATGTACAGACCCACATTTGTGGAATCTGAAACCTCATCTTCATTCCTCGTAATCCTAAAATCGCGTACCCCCGTTACACCGACGGACCACCCTCGGGGATTACTATCCTGATCTGATTGAATGAAGGATGTGAAGGAGTTGCCCGTTATAAGGTCGGTTTGTGCGGCTATAATCGCATCACCGTACCCAGTTCCATGTTGGTTATGAACAAGTATACCATTTTCCCTCGCATTTCCAATGCCCGTCCCTACAACTTCAAGATGTGCATCAGGGGTGGTTGAACCTATACCCACCCGCCCATCACTTCGGAGGGTGAGGATGTCCTTTTCATCTGTGTAACTTTCATCTGTGAGGTAGATGTCTAATTTTGTTTTGGATTTTAATGAAGTGTCATCGAACTTCCCAATCTTGAAAGTTGCCCTCACACCATCATAGGTTCCACCCACCCCCTCTCTCGACAGGTGCATCACGTTTCCGAGATCCGTGGCACCCTGGATGGGTGAGGTATTCGTTACAACTAGGGGTGTCCCAAGGTGGCTGTACCCATTTGAATTGGTGACAGGATTATTAAAAAACACTGTACCACCCGAGGTGTGAAGGAGACCTTGGGGGGTGGCCGTCCCCACCCCAACATTACTGGATTCTAGAATTGTCAATTTTGGTGGACCCATTGTGGATGTCGTGCTCGCATAGAAATTCAGACCCTTCCCGGCACCAACGACGTTTTCTATTTTCGTTTCCTGAAATGTGAGATCTGAATACGACTTCAGGTAGGTTTGATCATTTCCTAATATGGCTGCGTTACTTCCATTAATTTTGAGGTTCCCCCCAATGGTGAGAGCCTCAGAGGGTGCCGCGTTTGAGATACCCATCTTACCATCTGCTACGATACGCACCCGTTCGGTATTTTTCGTTTTGAAGGATATATTTTGGTGTTCGGGTGTTAATTTAGCACCCGAAATATCTATGGAGGATATATTCGAGGCTAGGGGGCCCGCGCGGATAGAGGCAATATTTGAGTTTGTATCTTCACCATCAAAATCGGCGTGAATGATGATATTTTCAGAAGCTGTTATACCGGTCGCACCCTCCATGAAGGACAGGTCCGTAACCTGAATTGACTGGGTGATGAGACGACCAGTGACCAGGTTACCCTCGAGGGTCATGGTATTGGCACTCGACGCGTGAACATTTATAAAGAGTTTGTCACCGATAGACAAACTATCTGTCGGTGTGGTGTTTGCAATACCAGATGGTAATGAACCAGTAGTTTGGATACCTTGAGCTTGAATATTTGAGTTTACGAGCATTGGTACATCAGCATCGGCGTCGAGGGTGATTAGACTACCCACCGTTAAACCATTGTCACCGATTCTCAAACCCTCAAAGTATCCATACCCATTAGCGTGGAGTATGTTGGATACTCCAGCTGTATCATTTATATAGAGGTTTGAACCCACTGAAAGTGAAAAGTCTGGTGAAGTATTGGCTATACCAAAGTTGTTTTGTGTGTACAGTTCACCGTGTACATGGAGGTTTAGAGTGTTTGAAGTATCAAGTGTAAATGTCTGTGTTTCGGGTCCACCGAACGTCCTCGAGAATTTGAAAGTGTTATCTGGGTGGGTATAGCCGACAAAGATATTTGCTTCATTTGGTTGGTCCACCATAAGAATGCCGGTATCATAAGTTCCATTGTTCCCCGTACCCATTTGAATGACGGCATTAGAAACGACTAGATTATTGACACTTGTATAATCGGGGGATTCCGTGATTGCCAAGTTTCCAAGGAATTCAACATCTCCAAAAACTCTGAGCATCCCATTTTGAACAACTACGTTACCATTTTCGAATATGGCTACATTGGAATTGGAATTTGGATCAACTTCGGTTCCCACCACAAGTTGTGTTCCGACGGTGACGTTTGTTGAAAATGTATTACCACCTATATGGAGCACGTTGGAGTCTGAAGAATCCGCTACCAATTTTTCACCTACCCGAAATGTACTAGATGTTTTAAGATTGGTTGAAAGTGTGTTCCCCGAAATGATAAATAAATTTTCAGTTCCATCATTCGTATCGACGACAACCTTATCACTCCCTGCTTGTTGGATTTCAAATGTTCTCGTTGGATTGAGGGTTCCGACCCCCATTTTATCGTTGACGACAACACGCTCTGTGCGGATACTTTTATTGACATCCAATACAATCTCCTGACCGGCATTCATAAATAAGTCTGCACCAACTGAGAAACTCTTGGTTGGATTTGTATTTGAAATACCGATACGACTTACAACAACTTCATCGGCTTCAATTTCACCTGTAATAATTGCCGAAGCACTGGTAAGAACGTCCTGCTCTATTGGGTCTGCATCTAGACTGGTGACATACACTTGGTCAAATCTAACTGTTCTTCCCATTTATATTAGTTACCAAATAAAATTCCAGCCATTCCATTCTTGATTCTCAAAACATTATAGTTTACTGCGTGAATATAGAGTTCCTGACCATCTGGTCTGAGACTTCCCTTCTCAACCCCTCTGAGTATAAGCTTTGCGTTATCTATACGACTAAAATTACAGGTTCCAGATGGATTATAATCTGATGCGTTTAAACAAAAGTGATACGCAAAGTATCTCGTTTGGAATAAAACTTCCGTCGTGTGTACAAAATCAGATGTCCCAAATTTAGATTTGTAGTAATTTTGAATAGTGTGAAAGTACATGGGGGTCATATCCTCGAGTAAGGGTGTTCCATTTATATGTATATCACCTTTGTGAAATGTAAAACGATCATTGGCGAAATCGTTATTGAGGGCGTTAAACCCGAAGAATAGAGACTTCACTGGGTGGTTGAAACAAGACAAATCTAAACTATTATCACCACCTTGTTGGGTTGCGTGGTCTGAAACTGTTTCAAGTGGGTATTCGACACTTTGTACCTGTGTGATTACGAAATCCATTTGACGTGTAATCATACGTTCCCTCTCATCCTTGTCTAGGTAAATATAGTTTCCATATATTTTGATTTGTTTATTTTCACTCGATACACCAACAAATTGTGCGTTATCGAAGTGTATTTTAATTTCAACTTGGTGATGTTGAAGTGCCAAAAGTGGAAGAAAAGCCCCATGGTCACAAAAGAAAAAGTGAAACGGGAGGAAACTTGGGTTAGATGCCGAAACCTTGTTGGTCAATTCCTGTGACTTTACGTGGGTATCCGCTAGGTAATTGGGCCATATATCACTGAAATAGTCATAGGGTTGTGAGTCCACCTTTTGACCACCGATAAAGAGATCGACAGTGGAATTGTAAAAAAGATTGGAGGATACGGCGTTTCCTTCACACCATAGACCATTGATGATATCACCCAATACTGGAATAGTAATCGTGTTATCCGTATCATTTATAGATTTGATATATTTCGGGGCTTGTGAAAAGTTGGTGTGCCTCGTAAACTTCACACGAAAAAAGGAATGTCCCTCATCGGTCATTAAATAAACATCCTGTACACCCTTTGAAACGAGTTGTATTAATGCACCTGACATTTATTTATTAATCAGATTATAAAAACAGACACTTTCCCTGAGGGAAGTCATCCTTCTTCTTTTCTTCTCCACCCTTTCCATGAATTTTGAATCCACCTTGGCGGTACACCTTCATTCTCTTATAGTACATCGCTGTAAAGACTGACCATGGGTCGTGGATGTCGTAAATGTGGGGATTATTCTTTTTACCCTTGGTCTCCCTCATTATTCTCCCAATACTTTGAACAATGTCAGACTTTGGTGAGGCCAAGATGACTGTGTCTAGGGTGGGTATGTCCAATCCTTCGTGGGCTTGACTGAATGTCGCGAAGATGATCTTCTTTTTTGAGGATTCCTGGAGATCCTTCTCCTTCATACCACCCATGTAGAGCCCAGAGCTCTTGGGGAAACATTGGTGAAGGAATTCGCAGTGGAACCTCCGATCGCTTAGAACGAGGAGCTGCCTCGTCCCCGCTGAAGCTTTTTTTACGAGTTCCACCAACATTTTGTTTCTATTCCTGTCTTCGACCAACTCTGTGATCATGTTGGGCATAGAGATCTTCCCATTCCTCATAGAGGGTGGGGGGTTGCGGTAATTGAAGCACTCGTAGGTGACTGTAAATACCTCCACCTGTTCCTGATTTTTCCTCTCGACGGCGAAGAATGTGGGCCCCATAAACCAATGGAGCACCTTGGTGAGACCATCCTTTCTCTCTGGGGTGGCAGAGAGACCAAATATGTGTTTCGGGCACAACTTGAAGAGGGATTGACTGAATACCTTGGCACATATATGGTGGGCTTCGTCTACGATGAGGGTCCCAACACTTTCAAAGTCCGAAAAGCTGTACTCCTTTAGGGAGAGTGATTGGAGCATAGCGATGACAAAGTCGCAGTCAACTTGTTTCTTATCCTGTTGGACGACACCAATGGTGGCCCCCGGACAAAACTGTTGGATTCTCTCCCTCCACTGGTCTGCAAGGAACTGTTTATGTACGACAATCATGGTCCTGTAGCCCAACTTACATGCTATTGCCAGGGATACGGTGGTCTTCCCAAAACCACACGGGAGTGAGAGAACGCCATGGCCCGCCTTAAGAGCTGCAGCAAGTGCTTCATTTTGGTGTGTTGCGTCTCGAAGGGTACCGACAAACTTCGTTGTAATTCGGGTGGGTTGGGGTCTTCGATCCTCCTTGGGTTCACCAAGTTTCTCGACGCCATAGAAGCGCGGGACACAGATACCATTTTTAATCGTTTTAAAAACTTTAAAAGGTGGTGGCGGAAATCCATAATCCCCATTGACTATAGGTCTTACGGTAAGTTCCTTTTTAATTTCTTGGAGTGGTCCTTCAGTGGCGAGGTACCCAGTTCTAGTGAGCATACTGATTTAAAGGGAAAAAACTTTAAATGAGTAAATGCCTGTTATACATATAGATGAACAAATCCAAAAACTATTTCAAGAGGTGCATAGACTTCAGGGAATGCTTCAGGTATTCCAACAATTAAAAAATTCTGGTCTAGATGTCATCGAACTTCCAGATCAAAATGAAGAACTTGAGAGTATCCAAGAAAATCCAGAATAATTTTCAACGTTCCAAACTCCTTTGAATTCAATTTTAATTCTAACTTCGTCACCCCTTGTAAGAGACTGAATTGGTTTACCCGTAACCTCACACATCACTCTCCTATAACGGTATGGAACTTTCACTTTTAGAACATTTCCATCTAGGGGGTCGTCAATATTTTGATTTTTTAAAAGAAATTGTTTACGATAATGAATGGAGGAAACCCTTTTCGCTGCGTCTGGTTCAAGTGTGAAACGGATATACTTCTTATCGTTATATTCATATAGTGGTTCATATACATGTGCAACTACTTCCATCTGCTACGATATAGTACAATCAAAACTATAAGTGTTATAATTAGGATTATTACGAGACGGCTTATTGTGAGCGGTTCTGATGGTTTCCTCGTTCCAAAAACCTGGTGACTTAAACTTCTAGAGACTTCTACGGCCGACTCGATACTAGAATATGGAGTGTTTCTAGGAGACATCATTCCGCACATAGCAACTTTGGAACATTCACCAAAAAATGGTAACTGACCACTGAGACCGAGGACCCCCGAAGATTGTGAAAATGACCACCCACCATCTTCACTCCATTCTGAACCCCACCCAATCCTAGATGTTTTTGGTGGGGGTAGACCTAATTGTTCGATGACCCCCTTTATCAGTGTGTTGGGGGTGTTGGATAAAAGTTCTTCGGTCACTTTGCATATGACACAAGATACGGTTACACCATCTGAAAGAACTCTGGGTTGTAAACTCCACGGTGTTTTCGCTGCTATTTCGAGATCAGATTTCAGGGTTATGGGCTCTTTGTAATCGAGTAGGACATTTATGGCTCCATATGTACCATCGCTAACCTTTTTATGACCATCGGGTCCCCAATTGTCACCCAATAATTTTAGAGCCGGACTGTTATCTACACATAAAAAGAGATATCCACCATCTATCACGTCACCATTTGTAAATGTCGCGGTGTAATCATCTTTACCATAGGTTACCGTCTCTAACTCGACACCAAACACAAAATTTACACCCGCATCTAAGAGTGCCTCTTCCATCGCATCAGACATGACTTTACCGGAAACCCTCTGTGTGTAGGGTTTCGATAATACCACATGATTGAGATTATTTACAAATTCGTAGGCTGACATTCTATCCCAAGTTACACCATCCATGATGAGGGGGAGAGATTGGAGAAGTTGTGCGCCTCCTTCCGAAACGTTACCCACCGCATTTTCTAAACTTATCGTTTTGTATTTACCTGGTTGTACGATAACTTTCAGTACTAGGGACAGAAGTTTGACGTAATCCCCCAACGATAAGGACTCGAGTAGAAATGTGGTGTGTTGATCACCACCTTTGGAGGGTTCGAATAGTTCATCCCAGTCTATACCCATTTCATCCAATAGAGACTTTGTGTTTATGAACGCTCTATCGAATAGAACTCTGTGTGCGTGAAGATCCCTCGTGTTTACGTTTGGTTCCCACCATGATCCACCCGCTGATCGTTTTCTGTCGTAAATTGTTATATTGTGTTCACCTGATTTAAGTATTTCCCAAGCGAGGGACATTCCTGATGGACCGGCACCAATTATATGAATGTCCATTCTACTTTACTTGTATATTTTTGTTCAGATCAAACCAGTTTCTTCACGTTCCTCGGGAGTTTTCAATAAGTACAATGCACCCAGGAATAGTAAAGTGGATAGTAATGCATATTCTATATCTTTGGTAGCAGAGAAGGCGATGAGCATAAGTGACACGAATCTAAATATTTTATTATCAAAAAGTAACCGAAGATTACCTGGTATTTTAACCGCGTTCCCTGAGAATAAACCTTGGTACAGAATGATAAGTGTAAATATAACTGGTTGTGTTTCGATTAATTTTTCTATCGGTCCAGTTACGGGTTTGAATGTATTCGCTACCATTTATATTTAGGTGACATTAAAAAATATCTTCATATGATAGGTATGTTGACTGTAATAAAACCCTTACCCAAACCAACTCAACAGAAGGTGAAGACTTGGAAGTTTGCCGCCAAATTTTTATGGAAAGAGCGTTTTGTTGAAGACAAAGCGGAGCTCGGGAGATGGACAAAAGATCAACTTCTCGATCTTGGTCCAACATTTGTAAAATTAGGACAAATTGCGTCCACGAGGGGGGACCTCTACCCCCCAGAGTTTACCCGTGAACTTGAATCTCTCCAAGATGACGTTCCCGCCTTTGATTATAATCTAGTTAGGGATCAGATTGATCTAGATATTTTCAAGGACTTTGATGATATCCCATTTAAGTCTGCGAGTATTGGTCAGGTCCACAAGGCTACCCTACAAAATGGGAAACCCGTAGTTGTAAAATTGAAAAGACCGGGTATTTATGATACGATGCAATCCGACACAGAAACTTTGAAACAAATTCTAAAAATAGTTCAATCACTGGGGATTGATACTGGGAATAGTTCAGACTTTGTTCTCAATGATTCGATTGAATATCTTTTGGGTGAAGCCGATTATATTCAAGAAGTTGATAATGCGATCAAATTTAAGAGGTCTCTGAAGGATGTTGAATGGATTAAGATTCCACGGGTGTATAAAAAATACTGTACGAATGAAATGATTGTAATGGAATATGTACCAACAGATAAGATTACCGAAATCAAAGATAAGAAAATCAATAAGATAAAGGTGTGTGAAGCCCTGGTGAATTCATACGTCATACAGACAATGGAGGCGGGTTTATTCCATGCTGACCCACACCCCGGAAACTTGGGTATTTCGAGGAACGGTAAGCTAGTCTTTTACGATTTCGGATTAGTCATCCCACTATCGGATGAACTCAGAGAAGGTTTCAAAGACCTTTTCTTTTGTATTGTAAATAGGGACACCTCTGGGATAGTGAAAATTTTAATACGCCTGGGGG